CCACTTACACTTTCAATTGTGTTTAATCTATCCACTAATGATGATGTAGATTGTGATGCCGTATATGAATTGAAAGATGCCGTTGTTACTAAATTACCAACTCTTAATATATTAGCTCCATTAGGTGCACTTAAAGTACCATCTAATCCAAAAACCCAAGGACCTGCACTACTTTCCGCAGTTGATGTTTCAATTTGAAATTCTCTACCCGCCACAGGTTTAATACCAACCATACCAGTTCCTCTGTCTGAATTGAAAATAATGTTTGGTATTCTAGTCTTACCATTTGAATCAAAACTCCAAGAATATCCATTATTTTTAATATCCAATCCACCACTAATATATGTAGAACCACTAATTGTTTGATTTCCTATAAAAGTATTTGAAGCAGTTGTTGCCAATGTACTAAAATCAATTGTTCCAACACTACCACTAATAACATTAAATGATTGTGATATTGAATTGAAAGATTGTGTTAAACTATTGAATGAAGTTATAGTAGTGTATGAACCTGTTACAAATCCAAATGCAGTTATTTGTGCAGATGAACTTATTGCTCCATTTAATGATGTCAAAAACGAACCCGTTTCACTTTCAGTAATCCAACTTCCACTTACACTTTCAATTACATTTAATCTATCCACTAATGATGATGTAGATTGTGATGCCGTGAAGGTATTTAAATTTGAAATAGATGTTACTAAACTTGCAGTTGAAAGTGATGCAGTAAAAGTATTCAAATTACTAATAGAAGTTACAATTGATGCCGTAGTTACACTTGCAGTAAAAGTATTTAAATTTGAAATAGATGTTACTAAACTTCCAGTTGAAATACTTGCAGTATAAGAATTGAAAGATGATGTTGATAATTTTGTATCTAATGTATTACTTAATGCAGAAGTTACTAAATCGGTTGCAAATGTAGTATCTAATGAAGATGTTAAATTGTTTATAGAAATTTTATATGTTGTACTACCTGATATACCAACTACAAAAGTCGTATCTAATGATGCCGGACTTAATGCAGGTAGCTCTGATATTTTTTTAGTTTGTCTTAGTGCCATTTTTTATAATATTATTTCTTCGTCATTTTCAGTTGATAAAACTATGTCTAATTCTGTTCCTATTGGTATATCTTTTAACTTACCCATAACATAAATATCATTAATAGTCACATTATCGTAATCTATATATTCTTCATTTAAAGTTATTACTACATTATTTCCAACTTCTTCAATTTTATAATTTCCTGGAATATGTAAACCAAATACTAAAACTTCAAAATTATTAGGTGATGCTCCTTCCGTTCCGTAATCTAATGTAACATTGTATATTGTTAATGTATTTGTATTGTTATCAAATTCATCAATTACTCTTTGGTTGTATCTTGCACTATTTTCTAATATCTCTTGATAAAAATCCGATATTTTTGTTTTATTATTTACTAATTTAATTGGGTTTGGGTTAGAACGGGTTTTAGATTGAAATTTGGTATTGGTTGGAATTTCAATATTTTGCAAACTTCCGGTCAAATCATTATTAGTAAGGTTATTAATATTAACCTTTGGAACAACTTTATTAAGTTTTCTTGTATTTGATGAAAATTGTTTAAGCATATTGTTCTATATCTCCTTCTATTTGAATATAATCATCAGCATCCAAAATAAACCCATTAAAATTATCTTTTATAAATTTAATTAATAAACCACTCCCACCTTGTTCAATATCATAGTCTCTTGCACTTATACTTTGTGTATTAATATAAATCTTTAATCTATCTTGTGTAGTTCTATATTCAATTTCTCTTAATATATCTACAAATTTCCAACCTGTTGCTTCATAAATCCAATATGTAGAATTTGTTAAATCTTTTGGAGTTAAAACGGCTTTACCAGGATTTCTACTGATTTTTTGTGTTATATCTAATAAGCTTCTTTTCATTATACAATTTCAATAAATTTACCTGTAATAGTAATTTCGTCACCATTATCTACTGGAAATTCAGGAGACAATGTTAATATTAATGTATTGTCTGTATACGATGTTACCGCAAAATGTGATGATGTTTGGTAATACCTAACACCATTTATATATAATTTAATATCGTAAGATTTTCCATCGTAAGTTAATCCGGAAGTAATTACTCCGGTTAATTGTGCAGGTGCTTCTATTAATTTTATATTTGAAAATGTTGCAGTATTAACTCCACCTGCTACTACTTTACTATTGTTTAAAGATAAAAAGTCAATTAAATCTTTGTTGTCATAATATGGTGATGGTGTTGTTAATAAACCTTCCAATCTACCATTTCCAGTTACATCGGTTTCGGTTGCAACTACTACTCTTTTTGTAGATATTGATTTTTTAATAGTACTTTCTCCGTCAAATTTTTCTGGAAGTAAATATGCTTTAACATTCAAAGTAAATTCAACTCTATTAATTCTTTCAGTTCCTTCACCCACTTCATTTACGACATTATAATCAGAAATACTTGTACTGAATTTAAATTTTTGTTTGTCACCCCAATATTCGTCAGATGCAAATGTCAATGATTCAATTACCGTATTAAGATGTTCAGTATAATTTGTCCAACCCATACATTCGTAGTTTATTTCTACATAGTCTGGCATTGTTATATTATAAATTTCATATTTAGGTGTTATTGATTTTCCTAAAAGAGTAAATCTATCGTATCTATTTTCTTTTGAATATTTTGTAATTCCCTGATATGATGTGTGTCGATTTAACATTGGCATTGATTCATTCTTTGCAACACTCGTTCTTCTTAACATCATTAAAGGTAATTGTAATTTACCATGTGTATCTCTATAAACACCTTGTCTTCTTGCACCCTCCCATCTTTCTGAATTACCATAAATAACAGGAATTTTCAAAGCTTTACCATTATCATCTAATTCAGGTAAAACTGTTTCTTCCAAATATGACATAATTGCATAGTCAATATCAAAAAGAGATATACTTTGTTTTAAATCTCCTTTTTGGGATTTAATTTGTTTCGCTCTATTTAAATCGGCTCTTAGTGGATTTGTAGACATTTTATTTTATTCTTTCTTCTATGTTTAAATTAGATTTACTTACCATAAATGTAGAACATACAACACTAAAATTATTGTAAGTTTGGCCACCAACTAATTGTACTTCGTTAGTATTATCAATTTCAAAATATCCTTCATTCCAATTAATAATATCTCCAATTTCTGGATATATTCCTTTTTCTTCTAACATCCATCTATCTAATTTGAATGTTACATTTTGGTCTCTGTCTGAACCAAATCCTTCATAACGAGTTGATTCTGGTTCTTTATCTATAAGTGCATATACTTGAACGCCAGGATACCAAGTTTTATTTAGAGATTCACCATAAATATTTACCTTTGTTTCGTTCATATTAATTTTGAATAAAACAATTGTATTTTGTATAACATCGTCTACCACTTCTCTGGCAAAACTTTTGAATAAATCAATATCTCTAGCTTGTAAAAATTTTGGCATATTATCCTACATATAATTTTAAAGGAACCTTTCTTAACATTTCTTGGTGGTGGTTAGATTCATGTGTTTTATTTTCCATCACATTTTTTCTACTCATCTCTTCCAAATTTTCTCTTAATTGTGTAACAAGCATATCTTTTTCAACTTGAGCTTCGGAACGCAATGCTGCACCATCTAAACTAACTTCACCATCCGGAATTGGAACTGAACTATATTTTTCTCTGATTGCACCTAATAATTCTTTAGCAAGTGCAAGTGTATATTTTCTAATCCATTGTTTACCAACATCATTTATATTTGAATACTGAATGAAATTATATGGAATATCGGAATAATCAGAAAGAGAGTCCGATTGAATAGTTTGAGAATCATGTTCAAATTCATCTCTACTTATATATTCAAAATAAATTCTTGTTAATGTATCGGTTGGTATTGGAAATATTTCTAATTTATTATCTACTATATTAAATGTATGTGCTGATTTTCTAATATGGTCATTAAATTCAATTTGTTGCATTCTCAATACATCCTCATACAAAGGCATCATTAAGAATTGTGCTGCGGGTGAAAAGTTTCCAAATCCCAACTCACTCATTAAGTTCAATGTACCTTGTGCACCTACTGAATACGGGTCAAAGAAACGAGCAATTGCAGGAGTTGCTTCATAGAACACTCTTGTTACATCTACCGTAGAACTACCCGTAAACATTGTAGAAAATGATGCCGATGATTCCGCATCTATCGATGAACTCATTATATCATATCTTTGTTTTCCAGGTGTTAATTCAATATATGCTTTTTTAATTGGAGTTGCACCACCGACACCTGCTAATGTTCCATATTGTTGAGACATTCGGACTGTGGTTGGTAAAAATGAACCATCTACAAGAGTTTGTGAATAGTTTGCTCTGCCACCAGATGATTCTTTCTTTTGTCCTCTTAAAATATCTAAGTTGTTTCTAAGATTAAATTGATTTACTTGTGCAGAGTATTCTGATGTGGATTCTTCAAAACAAGTAAATATTTGTTCATTATCTAATTCAATATTAATAATTGGATATCCCAATCGTTTTGCTACCCATGTTGCGGTCTTGGGTGCATCAACAATAAATTCACTATCGGAATCATATATACCAAATGGAGTAGATGAGCCGGATATAAATGAGCCAGATGTTGCACCTGACCAATAAGTGTTTACAGACATATATAAAAAGTTATAGTTTTACTACTATAAATATGAATTATATAAATAAAAAAAGGGAAAGTATTTCTACTCTCCCTTTTTCTTTATTGTAAGTCTACTACTTATCTAATCTACTCAAAGATTAAAGTGTTTCCATACCATCAACGACAATCTTACCGTAAAATTCTGGTCTTACGATTTTCTTAGCGTATCTAGTCATAACACCTCTTCTTGGAGTGAAGTTAGTTGGGTCATAAACTAATGGAGTCATAATCAATGGAACATAAGGTGCGTAAACTGCTCCAGTCTCGAAGAAGTTAGAACCTTTGAAGCCCATTAAGATAACGTTCTCAGTCATATAAGGGTTTTTGTAAACATCATATCTGTTAGAGATAGAACCAATGTTAGTTACACCTGCAGAGAAAGTCAATGCGTCTTTTCCTGGGTTAGCAGAAAATCCGTTCATTGATTCTAAGATAGTAGCTACATTTGGAGATACAACGATAAAGTTTGCACCACCTCTCATAGTTAATTGATGAATTTTGTTAGATACCTTTTGTAATTTGATACCTAAAGTTTGGAACCAAGTGCTCTTTTGGTATGCAGAAGCTGCAGCCGCAGAAGAATCTATTGCAAATCTACCAGTAGAAGCGTTATAATCATATCCAACTTTTGCTGACCAATATTCAGTTGTGAAAGCATTTTGTTGTAACATTTCTAAGATTTCTAAGTCGATTTCTAAAGAGATGTATTCAGACAACATTTGAGTTAACTCAGCTTCAGCGTCTACACTATGGTAAGCGTTTAAATCTTGAGCTAATTCAGGAGTCCAAATTGCTTTTAATTTTCTTGTCTTAGCAACGATTGGTTCAGATTTCAATTCTAATTCGATTTCTGGGATTGCTAAAGCCGTTGGGTTATTGTAATCTGTACTTCTATCTTCAAAGTCACCTCTTGAAGTATCAGTTGGTTGTTTGTGATATGATAAAGTTGCACCTACTGAACCAGTAGTTACAGCAGATGTATATCCTGCGAAGAAAGAAGCCGTACCATTATTAACTGAACTATATTCAGGGTAAAAAGTGAATCCAGAACCTGATTGAACTAATTCAAATGCTCTTACTGCTTGATAATCAGCACCTTCGGGTAGGTTAATAGTTAATTTTTTAATTTTTTCAGCTGCGAATGATGCAGAGAAAGTTTCATTTTGTAAATTGAAATTGATATCAGCAATCGAAGCAGAAGTGATAACAGCAGTTGCTGCAACATCTATATCATTGATTGTGTATCCGAAACGTCCTGCTCCGTAAAGACCACCTTCAGCTGCTTGAGTTGAACCTAATTTGTTTGTGTTTCTATCTAAAGAATCTTTACCAAAAGTACCACTGTTACCAAATAAAGAAGAACCAGAAGCTGGTCTACCTACTGTTGTATCAGTACCATATTTGAAATCCATGTAGAAAATAAGACCTGAAGGTAAGTTCATTGGTTGAACTGAAACGAATTCTTTTGCTGCAATTGCACCAAAGATACGTCTTACCAAAGGTAATGCTACACCTGCCCACTCTTCTGAACCAGAAGATGTACCTGTTCTTGTAGCCTCATCTAATAATTGCTTTGCTTGGTTTTCTAACATTACTGCCATACCATGCTTAGTTGTTTCAGAACCTACTCCTTCAAGTAGACCTGTTTTTTCCCATTTGCTTTTCAAACCTCTAGTTTGTTCAAGCATTACGCTTTGAGGGTTAGCGCCAGTCATTAATTTTTTAATGTCCATTGTTTGTTTTTTTAATATTTTTATTTAATAATACCTGCTAATTTCTTAAATCTGTCAGAGAAATCTGTGTTCTCAGCAATTACTTGCTTAGATTGTGCTGGCTTAGTAGATTTTGTTACTTTGCTTGCGATTCCTTCAGAAATAGATTTTTTAGTAGATTTGTTTGTAGAGAATTTGAAGTTTTCTGCTAATGTAGAATACACCAATTTAACTTCTCTAACTGAATTTGTTCTATCTAAAGTTTCAATGACTTTAACTTTTTGTTCGTTAGTCATATTGTGAGCTCTAAATAATTTGTTTGCGAATAACAATTTAGCGTTTAACAAATTAACTTCATTGATTGTTTTTTGTAAAGATTTGATTACTTTGTAAGCTTCATTTAATTCAACTTTCATTTCTTTCTCATCTTCTTCTTTTTCTTCATCAACTTTGTCTTTGTCATCTTTCATGTCAGCTTCCATCTCACGTAAGATTTCTTCTAAGTCAACAACATCTTTGTCATCTTCTTCGGCTTCGTTAGTTACAACAACTTTTGGTGTTTCACCTTTGTCAGTACCAGCTTCAGAACCGTCAGCTAAATTTTCATTTTTTGCTTCTTCATCTTCCTCTTCAGCTTCATACATACCTTCTTCAGTTTCATCATCACCTTTGATTGATGCTTCTAATTCACGAATGATTGCTTCTAAGTCCATATCATCTTCTGATTCTTCATCATCAGAGTCCATGTCCATTGAATCATCACCCATTTCAGAATCCATGCTCATGTCATCCATGCCCATTTCATCTTCACCTTCTGCTTTTGCAAATGGATTTTCTTCTTCAGAATCTTCACCTTCTAATTCTGCAAGTCTAGCTTTCAATTCTGCAATTTCTGCATCTTTGTCACCATCCATAGCATCATCAGCAAATGGGTTTTCTTCTTCAGAAATGTCTGCTACTTTCTTATAGTCAGTACCAGCTTGTTCAGGTTTGCCACTATCTTTCTTTACACCAACTGATAAATCAGTCATTGCATCGTAAGAAGGAGTTGCACCTGGAGTCTCAGCGTATCCTGCGTCTACTTTAGACCCGATACCTGTTGAACTTAATTCTTCGTCAACTTTTTCAGCTTCTTTATCTTCAACTTCTGCTTCTGCTCTCATCTTTTGAGATAAGATAGATTGAAGTCTAGGAGTAAAAGCTTCTTCAAGTGCGATTTTAGCGTTTGCTAAAGCAGTTTCTTTAACGGCTTTGGCATCAGCGATTGCTTCTTTCAATAATTTTGAATTTGCCATCTTGTTTTTTCCTTAAATTTGTTTGTGAAGTTATTCTTGTAGGGAACTCCAATGTAATTATGTTGATTGTTCGGTCACACCTTATAAAGAAGGGTATTCATTAATCAACTCTGTCTTGTAATCTTATAATAAAAAATAAGATATTTGATAATATATATGTAAATTTTTTAGAAAACTAAAGAAAACTA